CTGGTGCCTGCGCTACCGGCAGGCATCGCATGGCAGTACGCCATGGGCATCGATCTAGGCACCCGCGGCACCGCCTACGCTGTGTGGGCGTTTTCCCCCGAGCATCCCACCGCGTACCTCGTGTGGGCGGAGAAGCATCGGTCAATGCCGTTCGAGCGGGTTGCGGCGCGAGGGAAAGAACTGGAGGCTTTGTTCAGACCCATGAACACGAAAGTGATCGACACCGGCGGGTTGGGTGGAATGATGTCGTTATACTTAGCCAGGAATTATGATTTTTTCTGTGTACCCGCTGAAAAATCTAATAAAACTGCTGCGATACGGACTTTCAATGATGAGCTAGCTTCAGGTAAAAGTAAGGTTTTAGATACTAATTGCGCTACCGTTTTAACTGAGTGGAACAGTTTAACCGCTGATTCCGATGGTAACGAGATTCTGAAGCAAGACAACCACGCGTCCGATGCGGCGTTGTATGCGTGGCGCAACTGCCGGCATTGCCGGCTGGATGAAGTGCCGGTTAGTGTCCCTCAGCGAGGAGAAGACGGTTATGACGAATGGTACGAAGAGCAACTCCAAGAGTTGTTTGAAATGCAGCAAAGTGAGCTGCAACGGGAAAGAGAGATGGGCTTCTACGATCGAGGTATTGGAGTTTCTGAGACAATGTCAGAAAATTGGGGTATCGACTTTTAGCTGCCCTGAGTTTAGCGTGGCGCTGGTTCCCTGTTACGCTTCGGCACCTTCCGTGGTAGACGTGGATCGCCCAAGGAAGACGGTACTAGGTACGGATTACACGGCGGAAGAGCTATTCGGCGCGAGTGCCCCAGCAGAAGGGATCGGCGATGACTACGGATCGGAAGATACAGGTAACGCTAGAGAAGCCGAGTAGAGAGCAGCAGATAGACTTTGGAAAGAACAGCAAAAATAAACGCAAAAGCGGCTCATGTGAGTATTGGTGGCAGGTCAAAAAAGGGGACAAGCTCCACTCCGCGGTTGTCAACACCGTGCGGGAGCTGGAAAAAGACCAGGAATACCACCACACTAGTGTAATGCGGGCGCTAGGACTTTACGGGTCGCATCAAGTCGCGCATGTGTTGCCGCGAGATTACGCTAGACCAAGTCCCCGAAGTGGTACGCAACCGAGGTACAATATCGTCAAAGCCGTTACCGATACGCTGGTGGCGCACATCTCGAGATCCAATCCGCGGGTGTTGGTGTTGACCGACCGAGGGAGCTACCGGCAGCAGCGCCGCGCAAAGCTCCTGAGTCAATTCTATTTCGGATTATTCAAACAATCGGGTTTGTTCGACGAGTCGTCTGCCGTCTGCAGGGATGCTGTCCTGACAGGGGCAGGTTGCGTGAAAGTATACGTAGAACAAGGTGAAATAAAGATAGAGCGGGTATTTAGAGATGAACTGATATGGAACGATGAAGATGCTATCCGAGGTAAACCGAGGGCGCTGTACCATTACAGGGCGATGTCGAAAACGCGGGCGCAAGCGCTTTGGCCACATGCCGCTGCCGCGATTCATGCGGCACCACCTCCACGCAGCCTAGGATGGCAGCACTCCGGTGAGCGAGGGTCGGACCTCGTAGAGATTTTCGAAGCGTGGTACTTGCGGTCACATAGGAATGCCAAAGACGGTCGACATGTGCTCTGTGTAGACGGTCAAACGTTAGTAGACGAGAAGTACGTACACGACTATTTTCCCTTGGTTTTTTTGATGCGCGGTGCCGCGCCTCCCCGAGGATTACTGCCTATCGGCATGGCGGACGTTCTGTTGGCGACTCAGGTAGCGATCAACCGGCAGCTCGATGCTATGGCACGTATGTTGCGTATGCTTGGCATGAGTCGGATATACATACCAAAAGGGTCGCAGGTAGACAAGAATTTATTCACAAACGAGATAGGCGCGTTTATTCAGTACCAGGGTGAACGTCCGCCAATGGTCGACAACAGCAGCCCTATCCCTCGTGATATGTGGGAAATGCTCACATGGCTGATCTCATCCGGTTTTGAACTAGCTGGAATCAGTAGGCTTTCCGTCACCGGCAACAAGCCTCAGGGACTGGACTCAGGTAAAGCGCTCCGCGAGTATCGAGATATCGAGTCTATCGGAATATCCACGGAAATACGTAAATTCGAAAGTTTTTTCGTTGCTGTGGCTAAAGTGGCCACTGGTATCGCGAGCGAGCTATACGCGAATAAGGTGGATATTACATCAAATGTTCCAGGTAGTCGTTTTCTGAAACAGATCAAGTGGAGCGAGGTTTGTCTTGACGCCGACGCGTACGTGTTGAGCTGTTTCCCCACAGGGATGCTGCCTGCGGAACCCGCGGGGAGGTTGGCTGCAGTGGATGAGTACGTACAGAAGGGGTACATCGGACAGGACCAGGCGATGCAACTGCTTGACCTACCTGATCTAGAGCGGGCGGCGGACCTATGGACCGCACAAATGGATGACATCGACGCGACTATTGACCAGCTGTTGATGGGTGAGCCCACCGCGGAAGAAAAGAAACAGATTAAAAGCGAAGCTACCAAAGAGGCGCAAGACCAGAAAAAGGCCGAACTGCTATTCGGGCGCTATCGCCCCGACAGTATGCAGGCGTTGGTGCCCGGTATTCAGCGCTTTCGGTCACAGTGGTTGCTGTCACGGTGGCAAGACGATGTGCCTGAGTGGCGGCTGCAGCTGTTGTTGGATTGGATTGCGGAAGCGGAAGCGTTGCTCACAGAGCAGGCACAGACCTTAGGGGCCATGGGCGGTGACGCTGCTGCCATGGGTGGCGCGCAGGACATGAACAGTCCGCAGCTCGGCGGGCAGCCCGCCGGGTTATTTGAGTCAGGGATAAATACACTGCCAGCAATTCCCGGCGGTGTCGGTACACCTACAATCTAGGGGTTTTCATGTCTTCTACTTCAAATTTCACAGTAGTACCCGCTTCGGCGGGAAGCTCGACAGACTCCACGCCGTCCACCGGAACACCACCGGCGGGAAGCTCGACAGACTCCACGCCGTCCACCGGAACACCACCGGCGGGAACACCACCGGCGGGAGCCACACCAGCTCCAATCCCTCCCGAACTGCTGGAAAAACTGCAGAACGAAGGGGCGTTGAGGCAGCGGGAAACCCGTTTGACATCGCTGGAGAATGAGCTTGCGGAGTTGCGTAACTTTAAGTCGCAATTCGTTGAAAACCCTGTTCAATTCGCCACTGACCACGGGGTACAGCCTGAGGACTGGCTACGCAGTGTGTCCACACCTGCCGATCCGGCGGCTGCCGCGCAGGACACGGCGCAGAGAGAAGTGCAGGCGCTAAAAACAGAGTTGGCGACTATAAAAGAACAGATGGAAACTCAACAAACTAGAGTTTCCGCAAGAGCAAAAGAACAGGAGATACGAGCAAGTATTGATGACTTTGTCAGTAAAAACCCGCAGTATGGGGTGATTGGAGCGGCTCAACTGAAGGAAGTGGTGTTTAACCGTATTGCGCAACATGCTGTAAATGCGCTACAGCAATATGGCAAGCCTGAAATACTGGATGTTCAGGTTGCGGCGGACTGGGCTCTAGCCGAAGTGGTCCCTCAAATGCGGGCCGCGGTGGAGTCTCTGAAACAGCATCAGCAGTTCGCGGATTTGTTCGGGGGTCCACCACAACCGGGTGGCAACGTACCTGGGACCAATACCCACACGCTAACCAGCGGTTTGGGCGTTTCGGCGCCCGCGGGGTCGGCTGGGCAAGGATACCAGCAAGGTCCTGGTGAAGTACCCGTGGATACCTCGCGAATGAGCGAGGCTGAACTACGGGATTATGCGTTGCGAAAGTTGAAGTGGACCACGGACGAGTGATTGAACACAGTGCCCGTGGTACCGTAGGAGGTCTACCGTGGGTCTGAATTTGACGTCTTTTGATGCGATGCTCAAAACGCTCTACACCCAGGAGCGTGTTCAAAACCTATCGCTGAACAACCATCCCTTCCTGGATATGATCAACAAGGACACGAATTTTTCGGGGCGGGATAAGCAGATTCCGTTGCTCTACGGCCGGTCTAAAGGCAGGTCGCGAACGTTCTCCAAGGCCCAAGCGATCTCGGCGTCGGCAAACAGCGGGGTGAAGTC